GGAAGGATATATGTCTCCAGAGCAACAAAAAACACATGACGAGAAAATGATTAAACTAAAAGATTTTTTAAATACTAATACAGGTAAGCCATTTGTATACAATTTCGATGAATTTCCTAAAACCGTTTATGGAGTAAATATTAAAGAGTCTTTGATCATGGAAGGCGGGGCGGGTGGTCATATGGCGCATCCATTTAATATTCCAACGGTTAAGACAGGAAAAGATTTAGTTACTGTATTTCAAAGATCAATTGATTATTTGAAAAAAGGACCTGCTTCTGTAAAAATTGATGGAGTAAATGCTTCTATTCGTTTAATTACGCTAGACAATAAAAAGACTTTTGTAATGGATAGAGGTTCTAATAAACCTTTAGATGTTAAAGGAATTACCAAAGCAGAATTAACAGATCGTTTTGGTGAAGGTCATGGAATGATTAAAATTGGAGGTACTGTATTAGATATTTTCAATGAAGCGATGGCAGATATTACTCCAGCTCTTAAAAAATTAGGATTATGGGATAATCCTAACGTAATGTTCAATTTAGAATATGTAGCTGGATCAACTAACGTATTGTCTTATAATAAAAATTTCCTAGCAGTTCATGGATTGTTAGAAATTGCACAAGTAACTCCAACTAAAAGAGCTACTAAAGAAAAAGCATATAATAAAGCAGCAATGCAAGACTTATTAAATAATTTAGTACCGTCAGCATCAGAGCGTGGATATGAAGTGCTAGGTTCTATTCCAACTACATTAGATGGAGAACCTGATTTGTCAAAAGAATTAAATAAATCATATACAGTTAATTTCGGAGATAAAAAAGAAACTAAAACTCTTTCTCAATGGTTAGCAAAAGCAACTATACCAGACGGAGATATTAAAACCGTAGATGGTAAAAGAATAGCTGCTTTATCTAAAGATGTTTTAATTAAAATATCAGACGGGGTAGCTTTACCAGAATACATTGCAGATCCTAAAGATTACAAAGCTGCAGTAGATGGGTTTGTTATTTACATAGCTACTATGAAATTAGGAGATGCTATTTTAGCTAAGCTAAATTCTCCATTAGGCCCCGTATCAGAGCATGAAGGTATTGTTATTCGTGATACTAAAATTTACAATAAACCATTTAAAATTACTGGTAAATTCATTTTAGGCGGATTAGCGACATCTTTTAAAAAATAAGATAATTATTATTATAAATAAAAAAATGCCATGGCAACGAAGTTACGTAATATAGAAGCAATTAAAAAAATGCTAGATGGTACTCACCGTACTCAAAATAAAACAACGGTTGGGTTTTCAGATGCAGATAAAGTTGCTAATCAAAACAAAAAAAGAGCGGTTGGTGAATGTTGGGTTGAGAATGGGGATGAATGGGAGCAAAGAGAAGGCTTTAAAATTAAAAAGGGTAAAATGGATGAAATCCGTCAACTCATTGCTAATAAAATGCCGTCGACATGTCCTAAGTGCAATAATTCAATGACAAAGCGATTGGATGAAAAGTTCTGGAAGTTAGAAAAACATTGTTTTGACTGTCAAGTAGATTTCGAACATAATCTTCGTATTGAAGGAAAATATGAAGCGTATGAAAAAGAAAGAATGCTTAAAAATGCAGAAGCTTGGTTGAAGGATGCAGAACAAGAGGCTAAAGAATTAATTGAGTCTTTTAGAAATCCTGCTAACTTTACCAATGTAGATGGCACGACAGAACAATGGAATGGTGGAATGACTGCAGAAGAAATTGCAGACAAAATAGAAAAAGAATTTGTACTTTTCAAAGAAAACTTTATAAACGAATTAAACAACAACAATAAGTAATGACACAAATTGTAGTAGCATTTTTAACCGGGGTCGCCGGTCCAATATTGGTTATGTTGGTTAAAAATTATTTAGATAGCAAAAAGAAACCATCTGATATGGTTGCCGATGCAGTAGAAGTAGGTAATTTAATTTCCGCTAAAATTGACCATATAAAAGAAGAATTTGGCGTTGATAGAGTTTGGGTATCTCAATTCCACAATGGAGGACATTTTTATCCAACCGGTAAATCAATTGCTAAATTTTCTATATTTTATGAAACAGTTAAAGTAGGTATTTCTTCAATTCAAAGCAATTTTCAAAATATACCAGTTAATTTATTTTCAAAATCAATTAATGAACTATTAGAAAATGATGTAATTGAGATACCTGATTTTAAAGACGATTCGGTTGCAACTTATGGATTAAAATACGTTGCAGAAGATACTGGATGTAAATCTGGATATTTATTTGCAATTAAATCAATAGATGGTAAATTTATTGGAACTCTAGGTTTAAATTACACTAAAAAGAAAACTAAATTAGACATGGAGTCTATAAACCATTTAGCAGTACACGCTTCGGCAATAGGCGGAGTGTTAATGACACACTTACAAAAATAATAAAATATAATGGATCCTAAAATTTCAAAAGAATTAAAAAACGCCACTGAAAAATTGCAAACTAAAATGTTAGCAATGCAACAAGCAGAGGCTGATATGTTAACTCTTAAAACTGCATTTGTGAATGCCACAGACCCAGCTAAAAGAGAAAAATTAAAGCCAGCATTAATTGCAATGGCAAAAAAATTAAAAGCAGCTGAAGCAGAAGCTGATCAAGCAGATGCAATGTTTCATAAAGCATTGTCATTGGAACCAGAAGATGTAGTTGATTTATTAGATCATAAAATTCAAGAGCATATTATTCGTACTACTATTAGAAAGATTGTTAAAGAATCTTTAAATGAAGCAGTAGAAGAGCCAGTTTCATTACATGATGAAATTTCAAAGTGGTTTACTTCTAATAAAAAGAAATTGGAAGATTTAGCAGATGAAGATGCATGGGATGAGTTTTACGATTTAGGATTTGAAAAATTCCCAGATGCAGATCAAGACGATGTAGCTCAAGCAATGAATACTTGTGCTATCGCTGCTGATTGGTTTGAAAATGAAATTGAAGATTTCAGACAAACTGAAAAAGATTTGGAAATGATGGCATTCGGAGAAAAGAGTCAACAAAAAGGAATTAAAATGGGCGATTATGATAAAAAAATGAAAATGCCTAAAGAATCTTCAACCGAATTATATATCGAGTCAAAAAAAAAGATAACAAGGTAATTGAGGAATCTGAATATAAAGGCAGAAAAGTAAAATTAGGCAAACCATTTTATACTCCAGGAGGTCCTAGAAAGCGTGCAGTATATGTACGAAATGAAAAAGGAAATGTAGTAAAAGTAGGATTTGGTGAGCCAGGAATGAAAATTAAAAAGAACAATCCAGCTCGAAGAAAATCTTTTAGAGCAAGACATAATTGTGAAAATCCAGGACCTAGGTGGAAAGCTAGATATTGGTCATGTAGAGCTTGGTAAAAATAAAATAATAATGAAAACCGAATTAATACAAGAATCTATTAGACTTAGAAAATTAGCAGGTTTAGTAATTAACGAAGATGCTACAGATGATAAAGCAGCTGAAGAAGTAAAAGATTTAATTACTAAAGTTTCAAACTATGAAGAGTTTGTTGCTAAATTAGGTACATTAGCGTCTGATAAAAAAGTGCAAGCATTTATCACTTCAGGCAGAACAGACGGAGACCAAACAGATGATTTATTAAAAGCAGTTTCAAAAGCAATTAAAGTAACTGATTTAAGACCTACTCAAAATGAAATTGATGTTAATGGGTCATTGAAGTGGCCATTAACAAAAGCAGATTCTCTAGCTAATTGTTTAGGAAATAACACAGTAACTATTAAAGCTCCAATTGTAACTTACAATGGAGAATATATTATAGACGGACATCATAGATGGAGTCAGTTATATGCTATGAATTCCAGAGGTGTAATTGATGCTATTGATTTAGTAGGACCTAAAATAAATCCTGTAGATGTATTAAAGATAGTACAATTAGCTATTGCAGCTGAATTAGGTAAAGTACCAACTCAAAGCGTGCAAGGTCAAAATCTTTTAAAAGCAGACGCTAAATTTGTTCGTGAGTATGTTATTAAAAATATCACTCCAGAGTGTATTGATGTATTTAAAAGATTTCGTTCTAAAGTTGCAAATGTAAATAAAGCAGAAGGAATTGCAGATGGTATTGTAGTACCTAATATTAATTCAATGCAAAAAACATCACAGCCAGTAGCCGGAGCACCTAAAAGAGATGTAATGCCTCAGACTGATGATGCAGTTAATGCAATGAAAAATATTTCCAAAGGAGTTGTTAATTATAATGAGCCGTATATACAAGAAGAATCAGTAAATAAAAAATTAGATAATATGCTTAAAAAGTCTATTATCAAAATAAAATAATATGATAAAATTAGTAGATTTATTAAAAGAAGACGAAGCACCAAAGTGCCCCGTAGCTACTCAAAACGTTGAGGTTAATTTAGAACATCGTCAAATTGCTATTGACAAATATGGATATGGTCCATTGAATCCGAACAATCCAAATATTAAATTTTGGAAAGATAAAGCGGCTACTTGGAAATTAGATACCATGGAAGAAGCTAAGGATTCAAGATGTAATTCATGTGCCGCTTTTAATATTACTTCTAGAATTTTAAATTGTATTGAAGTTGGATTAGCATCTGGAGAAAAGTACGTAGCTCCTGAAGAGAAGCCAGTAGAACAAGGGCCAGCACAACAAATGGAAGCTGCTGAAATACCTTCATGGTTACAGCCAGAAGCTCCTGAAGCTGAGGCAGAATTAGATGATACTCAAGGAGCTGAAAAAGACGCTTGGAATACTATAGAAGCTGGAAAATTAGGATATTGCACAATGCTTAAATTTAAGTGTGCAGGTTCGAGAACATGTAATGCTTGGATTGTAGGCGGTCCTGTAAAAGATAAATAATTTATGTTAATTACCACAGTTTTAGAAGCTCAAATTCTAGCTGCATTTCAAAAAATGACAACTGGAGAAACTGATTTAGCAGCTGCGCAGCGAACTCTTGCAAAAGATTTAGCAACCGCAATAGATGCTTATATTAAAACAGCTACAGTAATCGTTCCTCCAGGACAATCAGTAACCGGCGTAGCAGGTCCAGCACCAGTAGTTGCAACCACAGTAACGCCGTCAGCCCCGGCAATTATTACCTAATATTTACTACCTTTATATTTATATTAAATAAAAAGGTAGATTATGACATTTATTAAAAAGAATTTTTCTTACATTATAATCGCTGTACTTGCTGCAGTGATTTTTTTACAACGTTCTTGTTCAACCACTACAAAAGATGGTAAAGAAATTTTAAAAATTGATGGAAAAAAATATGAGGTAATTAAACGTGAAATTGATACTGTAAAAGTATCAGTTAATCACAATGTTTATAAACAAGGAAAAGACATTTATCGAGATGTTCCAGTATATATTCAAATTCCTGCAAACGCTGACACAGCTGCAATTATTAAAGAATATTTTGCAATGCACGTTTACAAAGATACATTAAATTTAAAAGATAGTTTAGGATATGTTTCTGTAATAGACAGCATTACTAAAAATGGGTTAGTTGGTAGACAATGGAATGCACAAATAATTAAAACTGTAATTAACAATACAACATATTTAAAAGAATTACCTAGAACTCAATTATATTTAGGAGGTTCATTAGGAATTCAAAAACCTAGTTACACTACAATAGGATTTAATGCAATATTAAAAACTAAAAAAGACCATATGTATGGGCTTGGAATTGGAACAAATTCTGAATTAAATACATATATCCAAGGTTCTATGCTTTGGAAGATTTCACTTAAAAAATAAGTTATGAGTCAACAATCCTTAAAGGATATTATAAGAGAAGAATACAAGAAATGTTTACAGGATCCGGTTCACTTTATGAAAAAGTATTGCCAGATCCAACATCCTCAAAAAGGTAAAATTCCATTTCACTTATATCCATTTCAAGAGACCGCATTAAGAGACCTGCGAGACAACGATTATAACATCATATTAAAATCTAGGCAACTAGGTATCTCTACATTAAGTGCAGGCTATGCACTATGGCTTATGACGTTTTTTGGGGATAAGAATATCCTAGTAATTGCGACTAAACAAGAGGTTGCAAAAAACTTAGTATTAAAGGTAAAAGTCATGTATGAAAATTTACCTTCATGGCTTAAATTACCAGCAGCAGAAGATAATAAATTATCACTCAGATTAAATAATGGATCTCAAATCAAAGCAACTTCATCATCAGGTGACTCTGGTCGTTCTGAAGCATTGTCTTTATTGATTATAGATGAGGCTGCGTTTATTTCCAATGTAGAAGAAATTTGGATATCAGCACAGCAAACGCTAGCAACAGGAGGTGGAGCTATTATATTATCAACTCCTAATGGTACTGGTAATTTTTTCCATAAAACATGGGTAGGAGCTGAAGAGAAGCGAAACAGATTTAATACTATTAGATTGCATTGGTCAGTGCATCCTGATAGAAATCAAATTTGGAGAGATAAACAAGATGAACTATTAGGACCTAAAGGAGCAGCTCAAGAATGTGATTGTGACTTTATTTCTTCTGGACATACTGTAATTGATGGTGCTTTATTACAATGGTATAATCAAACTACAATACAAGATCCTATAGAAAAAAGAGATTCTGAAAATTTATGGATTTGGGAGAAACCAGATTATTCTCGAGACTATATTGTAGTAGCGGACGTTGCTCGTGGAGATGGAGCTGACTATTCTGCATTTCATGTTATTGATGTAGAATCAGTAACGCAAGTAGCGGAATTCAAAGGCCAAATATCTACTAAAGATTATGGAAATCTTCTAGTTAATATTGCTACAGAATACAATGATGCTTTATTAGTAATTGAAAATGCCAATGTAGGTTGGGCTTCTATTCAAGTAGCCATTGACAGAGGATATAAAAATTTATACTATTCTCCTAAAGATGGTCAAGTATCAGATGTATCTCAACAATTAGCTAGATATGTAGATTTAAAAGATACATCACAAATGACTCCTGGATTTACAACTTCTTCTCGTACTCGTCCTTTGGTAATTTCCAAATTAGACACTTACATGAGAGAAAGAGTTCCGGTAATTCGTAGTCGTCGATTAATTGAAGAGCTTTTCGTATTTATTTGGAATGGTTCAAAAGCAGAAGCACAACATGGTTATAATGATGACCTTGTTTTATCATTTTGTATTGGATTATGGATAAGAGATACAGCCCTTAAATTAAGACAACAAGGCATTGAATTGAATAGGAAAACTTTAGACTATTTTGGTAAAGGAAATGGCGTATATTCTGCTAATGCAGGGTCTAGAAACCAAGCCGGTTGGACAATGAGCACCGGTCAAAAAGGTCAAGATGAAGATTTAACATGGCTTCTTTAAAAAATAGATATTTATTTAAAATAATTTAATAATCACACTATGGCAGACAAATCATTATTCGGTCGTTTAAAACGACTATTCAATAATAATGTGGTAGTGCGCAGAGTTGGAAAAAATCAGTTACGAGTTGTTGATAACGATCACTTACAATCTTTGGGTAATGCACATAATTCAAAGTTTATCGACCGTTTTACACGCTTACATGGCGTACGTCCTAATTCATTAAATACTTATAATCCTAATTATAACTACTTTTCTTCTAAAACAGAATTGTATACAGATTATGAAGTAATGGATCAAGATTCAATTATCTCTTCAGCATTAGATATCTATGCAGATGAAACCGTAATGAAAGACGATTTTGGAGATGTATTGCGAATTACCAGTAACGACGAAAACATTAAAAAAATACTTCATAATTTATTTTATGATATTTTAAATGTAGAATTTAACCTTTGGCCATGGACACGTAATATGTGTAAATATGGAGATTTATATTTGCATTTAGATGTGCAAGAAGAAATCGGTATTATCAATGTAACTCCTATGTCAGCATATGAAATCATTCGTGAGGAAGGAATGGATATTAATAATCCATATCACGTACAATTCAAACAGCTAGGCGGAGGAAATATCACTTATGAAAATTTCGAAATAGCGCATTTTAGAAACTTAACAGATTCAAACTTTTTACCATATGGTAAATCAATGATTGAAGGTGGTCGTAAAGTTTGGAAACAATTAACATTAATGGAAGAT